CGGTTTTCGTGCGCGCCAGCGGGGTCGACACCGACCGATCCGGTGCTCCCTTGCATCGTGTGCGAGTGATCGGCGGTCGCGTCGGACACCACCGGGCTGCCAGTCAATAGCGCGTCATAGGTGTCTGCGAACGGACTCACCCCACGCGCAACGACGTTGGCTTCATCGACGGTGTTATGCCCGTGCGATTGCGTGTTTCCGGTCGTGCCGCGCGTGTTGATGCTGTGCCCGTGTCGACCGCCAACCCTGGTCGTCAGCGTGCCCGACGAATGGCTGTGCGCGGGCAGATTGTTGATCTCGAGGCGGACGACATCCGCGCCGCCGGTGTCCCCTGGCGAGTAGATACCGGGCGACCCCGCGCCAGCCACGAACCGGCCTCGTAGGTCCGGGGTGCCGTTTTTGCCGTCGCAGATATGCCACCCCGTCGGGACGGTGGCTAGCGACCCCGACCACATCAGGATTGCGCCGATCGGGACCGCTGTCTCAGCGAGGTCGGACACCGTGGCATCGACAGCATCACCGAGGTCGCGTATCGCGGCCGCGCCGTCCTTCACGAAGTCGGTGTCAGCCGGTGTCGGCCAGCCATAGGTAGGGGTGCTCATCCGATCAGCTCCTCGGCGTTGCGCCAGTCGATCGCGGGGTCGGTGTCGGTCCAGGCCAGGGCGGCGGCGTCGGTGAGGTCGACCCACCGGCCACCGAACGTCGAGCGCTGATAGGCGCTCACGGTGAGGTCGAGCAGGCCGCCGAGCGGTGTGATCGCCAGCTCGAGGTACTCCACGAACCCTGACCACCTCGGCGCGCCGGCCAGTAGCGGCGGCAGGCGGGTGACCTCGAGCGGTGTACCGACCTCGAGGGTTAGTAGCTGCTCGAGCTGGTCGTCGGTGGCGAGGCCGAGGTCGGCCTCGAGCCGGTCCAGATCGCGGGCAGCGCGTGACCCGTGACGCACGATCACCTCGGCGCGGGCCTCGGCGTCGGCCTGCTCGAGTAGGCGGGTCGACACGCGGCGGGTCAGCACCGCGCCGTAGCGGCGTACCGCGTCGCGGTCGCGGTACCGCACGGTGCCGGTCGAGTAGGTCACCTCGGCGTCGGTGACCAGATCGCCGACGGTGGTCGAGCTGCGCAGCCCCTCGCGTAGCAGCACCGCGTCGGGCAGCCGGGTGAACCCCTGGTCTTGGGCGGTGCGGACCCGGCGGGTCGAGTCGCCGTAGCCGATCCGGCCGTCGCGTGTCTCGTACAGGACACCGCCGCCATCCTGCGCAGCGTTGCGCACGATCGTCCACGGGTCCGAGGTCGACCGGTCGGCCTGCAGCAGATAGACACCGGGGTCGATCAGCTCGAGCGGGTCACCGGCCACGGTGTCCCACCGGGCGGCGGGGTCGACGGCGGTCCACGTCAGCTCGGCGTCGACGTACCGCCAGCGGTTACCGCCGATCGCGTCAGACAGGACAGCGGCGATCCGCTCGCCGTCGGTCTGCTGGCCGTAGCCGTCGGGGTCGACCAGGCCGCGGTGCACGCGGCCGAGCGGCCCGTCGGCCTCGAGCGTGACCTGCAGCCGCTCGCCGAGGCGGCCAGTCTCGAGCAGCTCAGTCTCGATCGGTCCGACCTGACCAGCGAACAGGACCACCTCGCCGTCGGGCAGCTCGGCGACGACGCGCAGATCGGTGAACGGGTCGACCTCGGCCAGCTCGGCGGGCGGGTCGAGCAGCACCGCACGACACCGGCCCGCTCGAGGTTGGCTGTCGTCATCCTCGCGGCCGCGGGTGATCGTGACCTCGGACACGTTCGCGGCACGGTCGACGCCAGCGATCTCGAGGCGGATCGGCAGCCAGCTCACGCGAACGCTCCCGATCGGCGCTCGGCGGCACGCATCGCGCGGTCGACCGCACGGGCGACCCCTTCGGGGTCGAGCATCGCGCCGGTGACGTTGATCGTGGTCCCACCACCGCCGGGGGTCCTCGAGGTCGGGGTGATCCGGCCTGACCCGGACGGGGTGAACAGCTCCGGGCCACGCTCGCCGACCAGATACGGGCGCTGCCGGGCGACCAGGCCGCCGTTCGCGCGGCCGAGCAGCCGGCCGGCCACCGAGGCCGCGCCGCCGGCCAGCCGGCCGATCGGCGAGCTGGCGATCGCGTTACCGACGGCCTGCACTCGAGCGCCGAGGCGGGACAGCAGGGTCAGCACGCTGCGGATCGCCGAGACGAACGCGGCCAGGCCGCGGCCAGCGACCCGGATCGCGCCGCCGAGGACGGTACCGATCACCGGGGCGACCCTCGAGGCCACGAACGCGGCGAGGCGGGTTACCGCGTCGAGGACGCGTAGCGCGGTGTCGATGAACGATCCGGCACCGCCGCCGCTGCCACCCATCGCGGCCGACACCTCGCCGAACGCATCGCGCAGCGCGCCGAGGACCGGGGCGACCACCGAGCGGATCGTGGTACCGACCGATCCGAGGACGCGGGTGACGATCGTCAGGACCGGGGTCACTCGACTGCCGACCGCATCGGCCACGGTGCGGAACCGCGGGACCAGCTGCTCGCCGATGAACCGGCCGACGGTGCGCAGCGCGGGCAGCACGCGGCCGGTGAACGTCTCAGTCAGCGTGCGCAGTAGCGGCAGCACGCTCGAGGTCGCGAACGTGGTCAGCCGGCCGAGCATCGCGGACAGGAACGGGCCGGCCACCTCGCCGAACCGGCGCAGCGCCGGGACCACGCGTTTCTCGACCAGCGGCAGGGCGGTGTCGGCCATCCACGTCATCAGCGGTGTCAGCGCGCCGGTCAGCAGACCACCGGCGGCGCTTTTGATCCGGCCGAGGCTGTCGGTGAACCGGGTGCCGGCCTCGATCGTGTCGCCGTCGATCACGGCGCCGAGGTCGTGCGCTTGCTCGGCGGCCTCGGCGAGGCCGAGCGAGGTGTCCTCGAGGGCGGGCATCAGCTCGCGGGCCATCTTGGTACCGAACACTTCGGCGGCGGCGGCCGACCGGGCGGCGGGGTCCTCGATCGCGCGCAGCGAGCCGATCGTGTCGGTGAGCACCGCGTCAGTTTCGCGTAGCTCGCCGTTGCCGTCGTGCAGCTCGACGCCGAGGGCGGCGAACGCTTGCGCATACTTGCCCGACCCGTCGGCGGCGTTGCCGATCCGCTGGTTGAGGCGGCCCACCGCTCGGGCCATACCGTCGTGACTGACCCCGTTCTGATCGGCCCAGTAGGTCAGCTCTTGGTAGGTGTCGGTGGTGACACCGAGCTTGCTTGCTCCCTTGGCGATCGCGTCGGCACCGGTGGCGATTTTGTTTGCTGCGGCGAACGCGGCGACACCGAGGCCGGCGGCGGCGGCACCAGCACCAGCGACCACCTTGCCGACCTTGGCAGCACCGCGGCCGAACTTGCGCAGTCGCGACTCGCCTTGCTGCAGGCCGCGGCCGAACTCTCTGGACTCGGCGAGCAGCGACAGCTTGAGGGTGCGGTTACCGGCCATCGTCAGCTACTCCACGCTCGGACGCTGCGCAGCACCGCGGCCTCCCAGTCGCGGGCGATCTGCGGCTGCCGGCCGCGCAGCGCCGGATAGATCGTGTACCCGGCATTGCCACCGCCGAGCGGCGGGGTCCGAGGTGGGAACCGCCAGCCGTTGCGGCCAGATTGGTTCGCGCCGAACTCAGCGCCGTAGAGAACGTCGACCCCGCGCGGATTGCCCTCGATCGGTAGCCGCCGGGCGGTGCCGATGTTGACGGTCGGTACGCGATCTTTGGCGGCCCGCACGCTCGACGCGAGCGCTTGTACGCGCCGGTCGGGCCAGCCAGCCATCGCGGTCCGGATAACGGCGGCGTGCCCGTCGGTGACCCGCTGCACCTCGGCGCGTAGCTCGCGCTGCGCATCCTTGGGTAGCTGTCGCATCACGCGCAGCGTGTCGCGCAGCCCGTCGACCTCGCCTTGCCCCAGCAGGCCGGACTCGCCTTCGAGGCCGAACAGCGGCGTATCGGTCATCGGTCGGGCCTGTCCTCGAGGATCTCAAGCGCGGTGTTGAGCGTTGCGGTATCGGCGTTGCGCCAGATCGCGGGGTCGGTGCGAGTCTCGAGCGCCAGCTCGACAGCGAGCCGGGTCACGGACCCGCGCGGGTAGGGGGGTCGTCCTCCTCATCGGCCACGTCGACCCACGCGACCTCGGTGTCGGCCCATCGGCGGGCGCTTTTGTGGTCGGCCACCGTCTCGAGGCCGGCACGCTTGGCAGCGAAGTAGGCGAGCGACACGCGGTCACTCATCCGCTCGTCGGTGAGCAGCTGGTTCAGCGATCGGCCGGTCGCTTCCTCCCACCGCATGAAGTCGGGCGCGGTCGCGAGGACGGTGTAGGCGTCGGCGGCGGGGTCGGCCGGCTCGACCAGTAGCGGCAGATTGCGGATACGGGCGGCCATCAGACAGGCTGCCCGTCGAGCGTGACCGGGACACCAGCGTCGAGCGTCAGCTCGAGGGTGACCTCAGTCAGCTCGGCAGCCTCGCCGCCAGCGTCGGGGTGCTCGGGCAGCACCGCGCCGGCGAACGTCTGCCCGCTGTGATCGAACGTGAACGGCAGCGAGGTGTCGGGCGCGGCGGTCGCGGCATCCTCCATCGCGCGTAGCAGCGAGCCAGTCTCACCCCAGTCGGTGTAGAGAGTGACCTGCAGCGTCCCCTCTACGGTGGTGCTGCGGTACTTCGGCCCGGCGAACACTTCCACGCGCGACCGATTGATCGTGCGGGACATCACCACGCTCGAGCCGAGGGCGTCATAGCTGAGGCCGTCGATCTCGAGTGACAGATCGCTGCCGGTCTGCAGGTCAGGCATCGGGGTCCTCCACGGTTGCGGGGTCGGCCTCGAGGTCGGCCTCGAGGTAGTGGAACGGGTCGGGGTCGGGGTCGGGGTCGGCGGGCGGCGGCGGCTCGGGCAGCAGCTCGGCGACCGGCACGTTCGCGGCGACCATCAGCTGCACGTCGGACACCAGCAGCTCCGAGGTGCCGACGGTGGTCAGGCCAGGGCGGGTCATCGCGCCAGCCTTGACCCCTCCCGGCATCGCGGCCAGGGCGGCGACCAGTAGCCGCTCGAGGCGGTCGAGCGAGGCGGGCGCGTCGAGCGGTGACACCACCGCGGTGAGGCGGAACGACAGGTGCAGCCGCACGGGGTCGCGGCCGATCGCGGCCAGCTCGGCGTATGGTTCGTCAGGGACCAGCACCAGCGCGGGCGGGATTACCGCGGCGGGCGGGTGATCGTAGACCTGCACGGTCCCGCCGAGCGCGGCGCTCAGCAGCTCGGCGAGGTCGGCGCGTACATCAGCGATCATCAGCCGACCAGCGTGTCGGTATCGAGGTAGGGGTGCAGCAGGCCGGTGTAGCGGGTGATCAGCGAGCGGCCGAGCCGCCACGGGCCAGGGGTGAAGTCGGCGGCCTGCACGACACCGCCGGGCGCGACCCGTTGCTGCCACAGGTCGACCGCCAGGGCCAGGGCGGCCTCGCGGACCGGTGCCACCTCGAGGTAGCCGCCATCGCGGTGCTCGAGGTGCTCGAGTAGCAGCTCGCTGGCGGCATCGCAGACACGCTCGAGCAGCTCGGGGTCGGTGAGGCCGTCGCGGTCGAGGTAGAGCACGGTCGACAGCTCGGCGGGGGTGACCAGTAGCTCGGCCATCGGGTGCCCTTCGGGGTGAGGCCGCACCGGTGCGGTCGGGACCGCGCGGCCGCGGTGCCGCCGAGGCGGCCCGCACCGGTGCGGCAGGTCTTACTTGGTGGCCTTGGTCGCGGTCGGCGCGGTTGGCTGCAGCGTGCGGACCGCGGTCGGGTACTTCGGCAGATACGCGACGTAGCCGTAGACACCGATCTCCCACGCGAGCGCGCCGACCTGCATCGCCCGGACCTGTGCGATGCCCGGCCCCTCGTAGAACCGGCCAGCCATTGACGGGTACACCGCGGCGGTATCGGGGTCGACGTTGAGCGACACGCGGGTCGTGAGGCCTTCGGCGTCGCCGTCGGTGAACGGCGACCCGTCGAGCGTCCCCTGCGCGTTGCGCTCGGACAGCCGAGGGAACAGCCGCCGGCCGTCACCGGCGTCGATGCGCTTCAGCTCGGACCAGCGCGACAGGCCGAGCAGCAGGAACTCAGGCGCTTGCCGCACCACCTCGGCGCTGTCGGTGATCCCCTGCACGATCGCGTTGGGCCAGCCGGCCGCACCGGACACCTCGGCACCAGCGAGCAGCCCGGACGCGACGTAGCCGTCGGTCTGCTGCGCGTAGCTCTCAGCGAACTGGCGCAGCATGTCATCGAGGACCGACGGGTCGGACCGCTCGATCGCGTGCACGGT